ACTGCAACTCAATTTGTTGGAGATGGTTCACAACTTACCAACGTAACTGCACTTGTTGGTGGACTTGAAGTTTTAGATGACAACGTTAGAATGGGAGTTGCAAGGGAATTAAACTTTGGCGCAAATATTATCTCTACTGGTCCAGATGGAGTTGGAAGAGTAACAATCTCGGTTCCATCTATTGTCGGATCATCTATATATTCAGAAGTTGCCGGTGTTTCTAGTTACTCAGAAATTGCAGGCATTGCAACAATATCTGCAAATGCTGGATTTGCAGAAACCTCTAATACCAGCAATTATTCGTCTAGTTCTGGTATTTCTTCTTATGCACCTATTGCCGGTATTGCAACTGAATCTACAACTGCTGCGTTTGCAACAATTGCAGGAGTCTCTACAGTATCCTTCGGAATTACTGGAACACCTAATGTAGTAGTTGGAGTTGTAACAGCGGATTCTTATAATGGATCTGGTGCAAGATTGACTGGAGTTATTACATCATTAGTCGCTGGAACAAATATCAGTATCTTACAATCTGCAGGTATTGCTACTGTAAATGCTTTTGGAGTTGGAGATTATGTTACTAATGCTGGATACTCCACAAGTTCCGGTATTGCAACAGTAGCACAAGGTCTTACTGGAACTCCAAACATTACTGTTGGGATTGTAACAGCAACTAATGGATTTATTAGTTCCGGCAACACATCACCAGTTCAAATAAGTGTTTCAAATGGTAGATTGGTCTTTTCTGTTGTAGGAATTGGATCTACTTCTTTTGCATTAGGATAATCATAAATAAGCTGCCAAATAATTCATAGAACAATGAAAAGATTATTACTCGTCTTTTCGTTATTCTTAATCAATCCTGTAAGTGCTGCTGAAATTACATCAAAAATTACTGATTCCGTACAACTTGGTGTTCAGGGTGCAGCTGTTCAGTCAACACGAATTGGGGCATCGTATTCTGCCTCAGGAACAAATATTCAAGCAACTTCATTCGGTGGTGTAGGTGGTGCTGGAAGTTACAACATCAATACATCAGGTCAAGCATTCAGTTTCTCAGAAAGCTTTAATGCTGCTGATACACCAGTCACCACTCAGTCGGTCAGTGGTGGAGTTATTGCTTCTCCCAACCTTTATGGAGATAGTGTTACTCAGTTAGCAGGAGACAAGGGTTCTCTCGCTGGTACACTATCACCTACTGGTGTTCCTACAGTTACGGCTGGTGGTCCTGGAACAACCGCAACTGCACAACGTAGTGTTGAGTTGAGCGTATTCAAATGAGACCTATCCTAGTGGGGTTTCTCCTGCTAGGGTTTTCTTGTCCTGCCCTAGCAGAAAGTGTTGTGCCTAATTTTACCAGAGGTACAATCAACGCAACAACTGAATCAACTACAAAAATTATAGAAACAATTCGCCAAGTCGAATATACGACTGGTACATCTTATACTGTGACTGGAACTAATATTAATATTCCTGGCACTCCTCAACAGGGAGCAAATTATAGTATCATGACCCAAGGTGCCCCCTTCCAGTTCAGTGAAACTTATCTCGGGTCTGGAGTGGCTAAGGAAACATGGATAGATCGCAGCACAGAAACACAATCAACTACTACGTCAATCTCGGTCTTTACACAGTAACTGGAATATTATTATTAGCACTTGCAGGTTCCACAAAAGGTAAAGCCCAACAAGCACCAAGCAATACTAATATTGCAGGGCCTTCAGCATCTGCTACTGGTAACGTAACAAACCAGGCAGTTCAAGTATTGCAAGGTCCTTATGCCATGAATACTTATGGTGGTGGAGTTTCTTGTCAAGGTCCAACTATGAGTTTATCTCCATTTGCATTAGGAAGTTTAAATGGTAGTCAAGATCCAGAATCATATCAATCCCATAATGGAAATTTTGGAGTATCAATGGGATTTAACTTTCCTTTGGATGGTAGTTTAACTGAACTATGTAAAGAAAGAGCAAGAACAGAAATTTCTAGGCAACAAGCAGAAACAGATAAAGCACGTTTAGATTTTGAACTTGTTAGATTGCTTAAATGTGGAGAAGCAATTAAAAATGGAGTTACATTTCACCCAGATAGTCCATACTATAAAATCTGTGCAGATATAGTTGTGAGGTATCCAAATGGATCTAATACCGCCAATAAGTAGTTCTAACGGAATTGCCAATATAAAAAACAATGCCAACGGAATACCAAAAGTTGGCATTAATAGTCCTAGTGTTATTTCAACAATAGATCCACCAGTACTTCATAGTGTAGAAGTTCCAGTTGTTCGTGGATTGGCTCTTCCTATTGTTGATGTTCCAGATACTTCTATCAAGTATCCAGTCATCAACGTCCCCACACAGGAAGAGTTTGATGCTGCTGTAAATGCACAAAAGCAACAGGAACAACAACCACCACAAGAGAAGAGTAGAGGTTTACCTGACTCCACTCCTCAAGTGTCACAAGTTGTTCAAACCCCCCCTGCTCAAGTGTCTATTGCTGAGATACCAGCAGATAAACCAACTACACCAACTTTTAGTGTTTATGGAGTCAATGTTAATTTACCCGACCCTTCTCTTGTTGCTACGGCTGGTGCTGTCGCAGTAGTAACAACTGCCGCTACGATGGCATCATCAGCAGTTCTTAATGTTCTTAAAAATGCTGCAGAACCATTCATTAAGGAAGCAACAAAGAATAAGTTCAAAATTAAAATCAAACAGGTTAAACCTGTACTTCATTATGTTATGAGTGATGGTGGAAATGTAGATGTGTTTGAGTACTCTTCGGAAGGAACACGTTTAATTGCTCAGACGAATAATGTAGAACAATATATTCGTGATGAAGTGGAAAAGAATACTTTATATGAAATTGAAAACAAGATTATCATTGATGATATTATCAAAGATAAATTTACAAAAGAAGGGCAAGAAAGATTTAAGTCTCTCTATGCCCCTGCTAAAAAAATTGCTAAGAAGTTGTCTGCTAAATTTTCAATCTGAAGTAAATTGTGAAATGATCCAAGCAATAATCACAACTGGAAGTTGCATAAAAATATTAGAAAGAATTTCTAGAAAAATATTATCCTTTCTTTCTTTCCTATTCTCTTTTTCCTCTTGATTTTTATCTGAAATTGTTTGAGTCATTTTTATCAAGTTTTAGGTTTAGTTTTAATAACATTCCAGATTCGTTGAAACTCCGGAAATGTTTCAACAATATTTTCATTTCTTAATTTATCAAACTTTCTCATTGATTTTAAGAACTCTGGGATCAAATGTTGTTCTTGATACAAATCAATATACTTTATTAGACTTTCATAAAAAACTACAGACCTTTTCGATCCATTAGGAATTAAAAAATTATCAATGTGATTTCTTATATTTTCTTTTGCGGCTTCTTTTGTTTTTTTATCTAAAATCCAAACTGACATTTCTCTTGGAGTTTGCATAAAGTTCAAGAAGAAAAAATCTATATTTTTTATCAATCCACTATTATACAAATATTGATGTAAAGTAACCACATCAAAAATATTTAATGCCTGGACTGTGCAATCAAAATGTAGTTGGTGAGTAATTTCTTTATTTTTAAATCTTTCTCTAAACTGTTCAGCATGGGATATAAATTTATCCCACTTAAAACCTTTTCGGATTAATTCCCCTCGTGGTCCTACACCATCAACACTAATGTGGACTTCTACGCTCCTATTAAACTGATCCCACATATCAAAAATATGTCTACCCTTGTAAACAAGATTACTAAAGTTACTATTATATGCTAAAGTAACTTTGTCATTTCTACCCAACTCAATTAGTTTGTCAAGTATTTTCCAGTGTTCATCTATAATTAAAGATTCGCCTCCAGAAAAATATAAATGTTTTACCATTTTGAGATATGGTTCAGATTCTTCATAGGTTTTTTCTGAAGCGTTCCATCTACCAGAAATTGTTCCATTCTGTTCCAGTTCAAAACTAGAACTTGAAGTCCAACTACACATTCTACATTTGAAATTACACTTATTACTTAATTTTAAATCCCACCAAATAAATCCAGGTTTATTAACACTATAATCATCATTTGTATCATATATAATTTTTTTATGATATCCAAATAGGTTATTAATAAAGTCCTGTCTTAAAGAACTTTTTCCTGCAGCCTGATTGTTATAACATACCTGACAACTTTCGGTAGGTATTTCATTGATCATGTTTTCACGAAGTTTCCTTATGGGTTCATCATTCCAAATTTCCCATAAGGATTTTTCTTTAATGTCACCATATGTGTATTCTGAAACACAACATGGTTTAACCTCACCATCTTGTCTAATATCTAGGGCCATCCAAGGTGCAACACAAAAAACTTCACCTTTTGGATTAATTTTATCTTTATCAATCATTACCCAAAATCCCCTCTAGTTCAGGAAAAACTTCCAAAGAATTTTCATTTCTTATAGAATCCAATGCGGACATATAAGATTTAAAATATGGAACAAGATGATCTCTTTCTTCTGCAGATAGGAGTTTAAGAACTGATATGTATTGTTTAATAGACTCTTTGGCTTTTGCGGGTATAAGATAACTTTCGATATGGTATTTAATCTTCTGAGCCAATAACCTTCTTGATTCAGTGTCCAGAATCAAAACAGACATATAATCGGGATTATGTAAAATACACAAAGAGAAATCGTCCCAATTATTAATTATACCTCTGAGATAAAGTTCTTTATGGGCATCCATAGCATGGAAACAATTCACAGCTTGGAAAACATAATTAATTTTTACACTCGTATGTGGGAACTTACTCCTAAACATTCTAAAATTATCTAAGAATTTTTGCCAATCAAATCCTTTTCGAATCAATTCTCCCCTTTTGTCCGTACCATCAAAACTTACTGATAGTGATAGATTTGGAAACTTTTTCCACAAATCAAGAACATCGTTGTTTTTGTATTTTAAAGTACTAAAGTTGGTATTATATGACAGTCTAACAACTGTATTTCTCTTTTTTTGAATTAGTTTGCGTAAAATTTTATAGTGATGATCAGAAATTAGAGGTTCACCTCCAGCAAAATACACTTCTTCCACAATATCGTAAAGTGGTTCAATATCTTGATGTACCATATCTACATCAATTTTTGGGTATTCACCCTCAATATTGAATTCCTTTCTCATTTCCATTTCCCAAGAACTACTGTACCCGGGACTACACATTCTACATTTAAAATTACAGATGTTATTTAGCCTGAAATCCCAATACACAAGATTAAACCTATCAAAAGTTCCATCTTCTTTAGTTTCCTTTACATATTCATAGTGTTTTGCATAGGCATTGTTCATATGGTGTCGTAAAGATCCATGACCTATCTCTTCTTCTTTATAACATGATGTACAATAACTACACTTTTCTCCCGCTATCATGTTCCTGCGAAGTTCTCTCATTTTCTCACCATTCCAAATCTCTTT